TGACCATTCGGCGAAGTACAGCTTGGCCGGTCGGCCTTCGTCGATCGCGGCGATCGCCGACTCGCGAAGCTTCAGCATCACGGTCGAGCTTTCGTCGCCGGCTGTGGAGAAGTACGCGCCGAGAGGGTTCGGTCTGGCAATCATCGTCGGCCGGAGAGCGTCAAACATGACGGCCGGACTGATGCTCCACAGCTCGTCCACCAGGAGCAGATCGACGGACGCGCCATGCTGGTTCGGGACAGCGGCCGCGATCTTCAGCAGGGATCCGTCCGGCATCCGGATCTCCTCACGTCCGTACGACCAGAAGGCCTTGCCTCCCATCGCCTCGAGCACCGGAGCTAGGTCACGGAACATCGCCGAGCTGCGATCCAGCTTGTTCGCGACCATGAGCACGGTCTGCGGATCGCCTCTGAGAGCGGCCATGTGTGTCACCCAGAATCCGGCCAGCGCCTTCAGGAGCACACTCTTTCCCTGCTGACGGGCCGTGCTGACCAGCCCTTCCGCATGGCACAGCTGTCCCTCGAGATGCTGAAGCAGACCATCCGCGACGTGGATCTGCCAGGGCATCAGCGGTTTCAGATGCCGCGCCGACCACTCGGCGACCAGCTCCCCATAGCTCGAGTCCGAGATCCGAAGGCTTTCCAGCCTCGGTTCCGACCTCCCTACCAGCTCTTTCCCCTCTCCCAAAGAGAGAGAAAGAGGGGGGCTCGGGGTGAAGGCTTCGCTTCGCGAAAAAACGTGGGCCTTGCGATTCTCCGATGCTCGAGCTTTCTTGGCGTTGGCGAGGGCTGCGCCGAGGCGAGCGTTACAGCGATGGTGGGCTGGTCGGAGGTTCCATTCGTCGTGTGTTCCTCCGAGCTCGAGGGGTTGGATGTGGTCGAGTGTGTCTGCTCCTGGTTTTCCGCAGATGGCACAGTCGGGGTGGTCGGCGAGGATTCTGCGTCGTGCGGCCTGGTATCGGGGATCCTTGTATGGGTCGCGTGTCATGGTTCCTCTTTGAGTAGAGAACTACTGTTAGTCAGTAAGTACTTCTTCTTCAGTTCTTTCTAGAACGGACGGTTATCCGACGTCGGAAAACCTGTCGTCGGTCTGTGGATAGGTCAGCCACTTATCCTCAGCGTTATCCACAGGCTGTTCGTAGATGAGGATCGTGTGGATCCATGTTCCGTTCGGCTTCTGATGTCGAGTGCGGCGCAGGTAGCCATGTTCCTCAAGTTCCTTCAGGCCGGATCGGACTGCGTGGATCCCTTCGGGGCTGATCGAGGCCAGGTGCGCCGAGCTGGTGCGCCAATGGTCAGGTTGGCTGAGGACGTAGATCAGCAGGCCACGGGCCTTCCAGGACAGTCTCTGGTCGCGGATCACCTGGTTGCTGATGATCGTGAAGTTCTCCCGTTTGCGTGGGGTTCGGACGATCATGCGATCTCCCACCATTCGGGCCAGATCGCGCCAGGATGGACACCGGCGTAGTTCACGGCCAGATGGTCGGCTTTCTTCCACGGTATGCCAACGACGCGCCAGCGGTCAATCGTCTGAATGTCCACACCGAACGCTCGGGCATAGTCACCTCGGGTCGGTTCGGTGTGGGCTTTGTACTGGATCGGGACGCGCGCGATCCTGGCGAGGTTCTCAAACGGAAGTTTCATCGGCCTTCGTCTGGGCTTTCGTAGTGCTCGATCACGGCCATCGCACGGACGAGACGAGTCCGTAGGCGTTCGTTCTCCTCCTCAAGCGTGATGTTCTTCGCTCGGAGCTCTTGGATCTCGGCCATCGCAAGCTCGAGCATCCTGGTCGCTTCCTGGATCTGTTGTACCAGTGCTGTCATGTCGTAGGTCATGGTTTCCTTTCGGTCAGTATCTGTTTGATTTCGTTCCAGTCGGATGGTCGCCAGATGTACGCCTCGGCTCCGGCCGCCTTTAGGGTGGTGATCCAGTCGAGTTGTTGATCGGTGACGCGACCCAGCTGGGTTTTCAGTTCGGCGAAGATCACGCCTCGCTGTGGGTGCGCCAGGACGAGATCGGGGAATCCGGTGTCGCCGGACTGGGCCGATCGCCAGCGGCCGTTCTGAAGTTTTGTGGGCAGGATGTGAACGCTTTTCCATCCAGTTAGTCGTGCTGTCTCGACGATCACAGCCTGAAATGCCGACTCGGTGATCTTCATCGGATCAGAAGCTCTGGTGAGAACAGGTACTCGCGATCTAGGTAGTAGTGCGGCTTGTCGGCCCACATCTTGCGTTTGCCGAGGCTTCGGATCTTCGCGTAGGTGCTCCAGCCGATGATTTCTACGTACTGTCCATCAACGCGCGCGAGCACGAACTGCTGGGATGGGCCGTGCCGTTCATCTTTCCAGGATGCGCGCAGTTGGATTGTTGAGTCCCATTCGATGGAGCGAACCTCAAGGTGGCCTACGTCGTGGGCCCAGTCGTAGTGTTCGGCGAGCCATTCCAGGCCGGTGAACTGTGCGACTGCGAGTTCTGCTTTCGCGGCGCGGAAGTGTTGCTCGAATCGTGTCATGTCGTCGGTCGGTGTGCCGGTGTCTTTGTATCCCTTACGGATCGCTCGGCAGGTGAGCCGGACTGCGTTCAGTGTGGCGCGTTCCACTTCGATCGGATCAAGTGTGATGAGCATCAGAACGCCTCCTCGTTCATCGCTTCAGCCTTTAAT